TTCGTTTTCGATTACATGGTAAAATTAGTATAAATATTTAATAACACAAATATTTTATTTAATTTTTTGAATATTTTTTCAATAAAAAAGCGCACTGTATATCCAGTGCGCTTTCCACGTGTAATCAAAACGTGCCTACTTTGGAACCCACCCTTTTGAATAGGTGTGTTTGTCGATGTTCAGCTTTGTAAATACGTCCTGCTGCATTAATAGATCAACCTCATCCCTTGTGATCGTACAGCGTTTAGCTATCTCTTCCTTGGACATATTAAACTCTTTGAATAGGATTGTTACCAATTGATGCATAAACGAGCTCTGATGCGTCCCTTTTGCGTTATTCATTGTAACTGTCATGCACATTGCATCCTGAATTGAAATGTCCATTACAATTACTGGTACATATCCTTTGTATTTCTTTCGAATATCTGGATCATTTTTCGATAAATAATATCTGTGGTATCCGTCAATTATAAATCCCTCATTTGTTGCTGTTATTGGAAAAATCCAACCGTTGTTCAATAGTGAGTTTTTTAAGCCCATCATTTCGTTAACTGCTACAATGTTTGGATTATAGTTGTTCGGGTTAATATCATCAACCTTAAACCATTCTGCGGTTGTTATTGGCTGGTTATCTAATACTTGAATTCCTGTTGCTTTCATTGATCAATTTTTAAAATCCGTATTTCTTTAATTCACTGAAGTCATGCCTAAATACTGGCGCAAATCTAGCACCATTTTTTACAGCCTCAAAATAATTGTCGTGAGCGGTTTTATTTCGGTGCTCAGAATGAAGTATCATGTGACATGTCCAACACAATTCTAACAATGCCCCCATGTAACGATCCTTTTCGTCTCCCTCAAAACTCATAGGAATACGATTAACTACGTTTTGACCTATTTCCAAGGTTGTATCATAATCCTCGTTATGGAGTTGTATGATGCCTTTGTCTTGTCCACACTTGCAACACTTACTTGCTTTACCAATTAATCCTGCTGCCTTCATTCTTCTAGTCATTGCACCAGATTTTGAACGCTCTTCTTTTGTCCACTGTTTAAAATTTCTTCTAGCCATTATTTTACCTGTTTTTCCATGTATGCAGTTCTTTCTCTTACCTGCTTTATTTCAATAAATCCAAATTTCTTAAACGTTCCCCTACTCATTTTAGATGAAAACGCACTGAACTTTTTGTACCCTTTTTCTTTTGCCAATTTCGTACAAATAGCTTCTCTTTCCTCGAATAACCTTGTGTAAACTCCTTTGCCTCGCATGGAAGGTATAACGTAATCTGCTTTCATTCGAATGTGTCCTGCCGTCTCCATATATCCACAAAAGCCTACTATTTTACCATCAACAAAAGCTCCGATATATTTTGTCCCTGAATCTCTTTTGAGCTGTATTACTTTACCTGCTGTTTTCTCAAATATCATTACAATGTTTTGAGAAACTTCCTTTGTTTCGATTATCATGTAGTAAATGTAATTATTTATTCTATATATTCAATACTTTATTGAATTAATTAAATAATTTTTAAATAGATTCTTTTCAACTCCCGTTCATTATTGGAAATATCACCCCGTCTGTTGTGCATGGTTCTTTTATTGTCAATTAACACGCTTTGTCCCTTCTCTGTAAATTCAACCGTATGTTTGAATACTCCGTTTAAGGCTGAATTAAAGTCCCTCAGTGCTCTTTCTGTTTCTGGCGTTGTATGTGTTATGTGACCTAAATTACCTCTTACACAGAAGTTTTTTTCACTATCCAAATACAACAACCTGATTCTCTTTGGTTCTCTATCTTCAAAAGATGCATTCGGAACAATTACAACGTCCTCACTCAACAATGTGTTTACACAAGTCCAATCCATGCTCTCAATGATCAAGTCTAATTCAACAACATCTGTGAAAACTCCCTTTTGTCCAGTTATGCACGTAATAAGCGTATAATCTGGATTATTTTCTTCTTGTGGTACTTCGGTATGGAAAGCCATGTTTAAACTCCCTAGAGAGCTTGCACTGTTGTTTTCTGGCTGTTTTTTTACGGTGTGAATAATATCCCCTTTGCGTTCTGTGTCAATTGCGTATGGTATCAAGTTTCTGCTATGCAAAAACCTAAATACCTGATCAACGTACTGCTGGTTGTTTTCAAATTGAAAATCCAGTCTTTCAATGGTTTTATTTGTCATGGCTTTTTTAGTCCTTCGTGTTCAAAATCTTTTGCTCTTGCTTTTAATTGTGGTGCAAGTGGTCTTTTGAAGTTTCCCTTTGCAATGGTCTCAAGTACATACAATACAGGATAGCCGTATATGTTTTCCTTGCCTTGTCCACTTCGCATTTTTTTATCTCTTGTGGACATGCATTGTTTTACTCTTGTAACTGCAATATTTCTTTGCTCTCCAGTTAGGTTTTTTTCAATGTACTCGAAAACTCCCCTCCAGCCTTTTGAGTAATCATTTGGATCGAAATTATTTTGAAATTCTACACCATAACGTTCCTGAAGTCTTAACTCTGGAAATACCTGACATATTTGATCAAAATACTTTGGAGACATTTTTTTCAACAACGTTAATCTCTTGCAAGCTTCTACCGATGTGGAACTGGCAACCCTTAACTCTGATCCTGACCATACCTGGCTGTCGTAAATGTCACAATACTTAATTCCATGATCGTAAAAAAACCTGAATACGTCCTTTTCAGTCCAATCGTAAATTGGTCTGCCTAATTCAATACCGCTCTTTTTGTTTGCTGCAATCTGAACCAACAAATGATTTGTTTGCCCACTTTTTCTAATGGCCTGTAATCTTGTAAGTGATTCGTCTGCTCTTACACCCATTAAAATGATCTTTCTTCCTTTCCCGTCCTTGGTTGTGTAAACATCTGTTGAATACTGATCGTAAATATTGTCATTATCAAATAGTGCATACTCTGGCATTGGTCTTAAATGTTCTCTTCTGGTGTCCCACTTAACGTAACCTTTTTTAACTCCAAGTGAATACATGAAGTGCTTTAATTGAAGGCAATAATACCTGAAATCAAATCTTTCTGATTTAACAATTTCATCTACAAAATTAACAACATCATCTGGCAAAAATTCCTCGTCACGGTGTATTACTTTCAACTTTTCCTTGATGCCTCTTTCTTTGTAGATCATATCCAACAACTCCATTACCACCAAAGAATCTTTACCTCCAGAAAACGAAACATAAATCGTATCGTAAGTATCAACTATGTAATTCAACCTTTCTTTCGCAAGGGTTAAAACATCTTGCTCCAGATAATCATGCACTTTCGACATCGCCCTTGTGTTTTCTTATGAATGCAATCAAGTTTGTTTCAAACTTTTCCTCTGTTGTATGCTTATCCTTCAAACGATGTAACAACTCGTCTGCAACCAACATATCTTCTTTTGAATCAAAATATAACTCAAATAAATGTCTCTTTGGTTTTTCATCGATTTCGATGTCTGAAGAATCAAGTTGTATGTCTTGAATTTCATCAATTGAAAATCCTCCGTCCTGAAGCTCCTCAGTACTGAAATGCTCCCTTAAAACTGCATAATCATCTACACCTGCAATGTTCCTGTTTTTTCTCAAATATGCCTCTGCATGTTCCTCTGGAGTTAACTGTTTCAATGGCTTTGTTACTGTGCATGAATCCCAACCCAACTCAATCATTGCATTGTATCTCAATAACCCATCGATCAAAACATTATCCTTGTTCAATACAAGTGGTTCAATAAGTCCATCAACCTCAAGCGTTGCCTTCATTTTCTCTAAATCAACCATTGTGTATTCTCGAATACTTCCTGAATATTCTTGAATATCTGACAACTTAATGTCCTCCGCTTTCCATTTAATTTTTGCCATTACAATTTATCTTGTAAAAATTTAATAAATCTGTCCCCTATTGTTTCAATCTCTGGATAAACTTTTTTTAGCTCCAAAAGGAAATCTTCAAATTCCTGTTTATCCTCCAATGTGTCAAACGAGAATTTTAACTTGTGTGCCACTTCTTTTGCAGCCGTGTTTTCCAACTCGTTATCGTCTAACTCTTGATCTTCTCCAAAATCAACCTCATTTGTATCAAAACCAAAATCGATCAAATCCATTGCGTCAAATGCCTCGTTCAATTTGTTGTTGTCAAATCTGGCAAAAATACGGTTGCTCAATAATGCAGCTTTCTTGAATGACTTTTCATCTAGCTTTTCATTCGCAACCCAAACTTGAGTTGTTTTTTCTCCCAACTCAATTAGTACTTTTTTTCTGCCATGACCTCCAATAATTGTCAAATCATTGTCTGCCATCAAGAATGCCATTGTACCTAGTTTTGCAATGCTTTCTTTAACATCTAACAAACCTTTATCGTTGTGGATTCTTGGGTTAATTTCCCACTCTTTTAAATCCTCAACTTTAACCTCTTTTAAGCTGAATTTTTCTGTAAATTTCATCAGTTATTTTTTTTTGTAAAAATACTAAAAGGGGGTGTTATTCCCCCTCTTTTTTAAATTTCAATCCTCTTTCCTTCATTACCTCCTGCAAAATCTTAAATGTTTGCCCTCCAAGTCCTGACCATTTTAATACATCTGATTCTTTATGTTCCTGAATTGCTGCAAGGTCGTAAATTCCATGTTTATCCAGAATGTTGTACAACTTTTTTGGTATCACGTTTTCATCACAAAGCTTTGCCAAATTAAACAGTTTTTCTGGCTGGTGATACCCTTTATCTTTTAACTGCTTTACAACTTCGTCCATGATTACATACACGGCTTTGTTTTCTTTTGCTGCATGGAATAAAGCGTCTGCGATCTCCGTTGGTTCTCCGATCAATCCTCCAGCATATTTACCTTGCTCTCCTGCTACATACACTATGCAGGAAATTCCTTTCTCTGAATACACAATGGTTCTTACTTTGGCTGCAACTCGATCATAAGGTTTCATTTGCTTATCAACATGAACTCCTCCTTGCTTTTTCATTTGCTTCTCAAATCGCTTTCTTTCTGCTCTGTTTCTTGGGACAAACGTTTCTTCTGCTTTGTCCTGCTCTTCTGTTCTTTCGTTTGGTGACATACCTCTCTTTTTATTTTGTTTCTGACTGTAATACTTCCCAATTATCAATGATGTAATCCATTAATAACTTGTTTGGTGCTTTGGCATTGTGCCTGTACCAAATCAAATAATCTGCTGGTACATCTTCCATTGGAACTCCTTTGTGTTTTCCAATTGGCATCAGACTTTTGTCTGTTAATTCTCCTTGTTCCATTATCTGTAAATAAACAATTCTTTAACTTCTGATTCTAAAATAATTTTAACCACATCTGGAGTTAACTCAGTTCCTCGTTCAAAAATCACTTCATTTCTTTCGATATTCACCACCTCTCCATTGTCTTCATCAACAAAAGCCTCGTTCCATAATCTTAATACTCTTCTGGCAATTCTTTCACCCATTAATTTTTTGAGCACTAATTTATCAACCTCAATTTTGTACTTGTTATGATACAAAGCGATAGCACCTAGTTCTTGACGAATCCTTTCATTGTGCACTCTGATTTCCTCCAGTCTGTCAGGCTGCAAATCTATTTCCCTTTGATCCTGAAAAGAAACTACTAAATCCCCCATGATGTCGCAATGCTTCACGAATACAACATCTGCATAGTCTTTTTCTTTGATCGATGTGATTCTATACTCTCCCTGAGTATCTTTTAAGTGTTCAAGTACTAATCTGGTTACGCTTTTAACGTCCTTGTCTGCTACAAGTAAAATATACTTGTTCCATTTGTCTCCTCCATCGTACTTGATTTTTACACGTACCTCGTGCCACATGATTTCCTCAACTCCCTTTGAAAATAAAAGATCATCAAAACTGATTTTTGATAAGCTATGAATGTCAAATGCAGTGATGTCCTCAAAGTCCGTCATGTACTTTGTCATGCTTGTTTCTGCCTCGGTAAAATTTATTGATTCAACCAAAAAGGCTTTGTTCGTCTCTTTGTCTGCACCTTCTTCCTGATACCTTACTCCTGCTTGAAAATAATTTCTCATTTCTATTTGTTTTTTTTTATTACGGTTTTTCCATGTTGAATATTACAGTCACATTGTACTGACATGTTTTTTCACTCCCTTCTTTCTGGATTTTCTTTTCGTAGCACCCTGCTCTCATAATTGACTTTCCGATTTCTTCAAAAGTCCTGATTTCCTTCAAGCCTTCATACTTTAAATCTTCCTGATCATCTTCATCTACAACGTACTGTCCTGCTGCTGTGAAAATCTTAAATTCCTTTTCTCCAAATTCGAATTTAGTTTTTTCTTTTTCAAGGATGCTATTCACCTCGTCAACAATGATTTTACCAAATAAGCCATTAACCATTTTGGGGTTATCATTAGCTCCATCCGATATACATTTTAATAATTCAAAAACTCTCTTTTCCATGTTTTTCGTTTTGATTGTTCACGAATATATGTATTTTATTTTAATATAAGTGAATTTTTATTTGTTTTTTTCTTGTATTCTTTTATTCATTGCCTCCCTTGCGTTTTCGTCACACCATTTATTTATTTTCGATGCTACATCTTTATTCTCAGTATGCGCCTTGATGTGTTTTAAAAGTGGTTTTCCTGATCTATTTGATAGTTTTTTCCATAGCTCATGAACCTCTCCGTCTCGCTTGTTTCTTGGGTGCAAAACCTTTGATAAAGCCCCCATGCAATCACTGAAAATCACAACCTTTTCTGATCCTTTATAACAAGGCTGGTGCAATAATGATTTTAAAGCGTATTCAATTGCCGTTAATTCTGCTTCTGTGCTGTTTTTTGGGTTTCCGTGGATAATTCCAACCTGACGTACAATAAAGTCTGCTGAATGAATGTGAAATGCGTATGCAGCAATCTGATTGTTTTCACTAAAGCTTGCATCTGCATTTACATTTATGTACTTGAATTTTTTCATAAATTATTTATTTACGAATAAACTCAATTTTTTCATTGCTAAATTAATTGCATCATCATTTATTTCTGAAACGCTACTTGAAAACTTATAGTTATTCTTTACCCAAGCAATGCATTCATCCAGAAATTTCAACTCTTGATCAATCTGTTCTAACTTTTGCTCCCACTGGCTTTCTTTTGATTTCATTATTTCGCCCATAATGTCAACATCTTCGCCAATGAACTCCATTTCTGCATTGATCTTTTTGAAGTTGTTCAGTATTTTCCTTGTCCCTCTTCTCGCTCCATTGCCTCTGTGCTTCATTTCGCTTAAAAGTTGGTTAATAAAGGACATTATGTCTGATCCGTTCAAATCCTTGTCCTCAATCGCTGGAATTATTATCTGCATTACAAATCCTTTGACTTTATCATTGAATGTTACTTCCTTTTTGTAGTTTCCTGTTTGGTCGTAATTCAACCTCCGTTCATCGTCACTTAGCACCTCATAGGCCTCGCTTATTTTTTTGAACTCTTCTTCGTTTCCTCCTCTGTCTGGATGGTGTTTTTTCGCAAGCTCCTTATAGGCTTTTTTTAATTCTTCTTTGGTTGCCTCTTTGCCAACTCCTAATACGCTGTATAGATTCATTGTTTAATTTGTTATAGATTCGTTTTTACTTAGTTTTCGCCTTGAAAAAATTTACTGAATACCTCCTTTAAATTTCTTTCCTTCAAAATCGGTTCTCTTATATTCTTTTCCTTGTGGAATTTATCGTGACACTCATTGCAGCAAATAAATAAATTCTTTTTACTGTGTAATTCTGGGTGGTCTGGTGCTTCACTTCTGAATACCAAGTGATGTACATGCAGCTTATAAAAACCTCTGGATCGTTTGCATTGAAGGCAAAACAAATAACCGTATTTGTCCTCCATTTCTTCAACGATTATCTTCCTGTTTTTAACTAAAATGCTTGGGTCTCCTTTCGATTTCATTTATTAAATTTTAGTCGGTACAAAATCCAGCTTGACAACCGCTTCCAGTTCCAAAATTAAAGTCGGTTTGAATGCCCATGTTGGCAATTTGAAATAAATTATGTTTTTCTTTAAACGTATGCCCTCTTATTGCCTCCTGAACTCCTGCCCAACACATTATTGCTTTATTATTGTCAAAATTTTTTCTCAATTGTTGCTCTTTTTTCCAGAAGCAATTTTGGCAATTTGAATCATCTGCAAATGGCACGTTTTTGTCCAACCAATATCCTTTTACATGATGGTGCATGATTTTGTCTTCTACTAAAGGAAAGCTTCCTGTCCTCCAAATAATCTCTTTCCATCTATGTTGCCAGCCATTTTTTCCGCGTTGTTCACATTTGTAAGCATATTTGAAAGTGTCTGTGAATTTCTCAACCCTTTCCAATTCGTCATATCTGTATCCAATTCTCATATTTATTGGCAACATGTCTTTCATATATAAATATTCGAATATTGGTGTTATTTTCATTATGTGTGTACAGAACCTTTTTGCCATATTTGGAATAGCTTGTTTTTGATCCATCATTTTCTCCCACGACATACCTCTAACCCATGTTATTTCTCTTCCAGTAAACTGTTCTAAATCAAAAATTGTTTTCAGTATTATTGGGTCTTCTGTTGTGGCAACAAACTCCCCCCAATGTGACGATGTTTTTTCAAGTCTTTCATTTGCCATTTGAACCAATTTTCTATCCAATTTTCCACGGCAATTGTGATCATCTACACAGACTAATGCGAATATTGAAACATCAGCAGGATAATGTACCTCGATATACGAAGATGTCTTTCCACCACTTAAAGAATTACATGTTAATTGCTTCATTGGTTCAATATTTACTGTTTTCAATTTCAGCTCTCAATGCTGCTACACGCTGGTTTATCTCGCTTAATACTTCTCTGATCGATCTTAAAAAATAATCCAGTTCGTAGTACTTGTTTTCAGCCTCAATATAAGCCTCCTGTTCTGCTTTTGTGTTTACACGTGCATACCAATCTGCCTTTGTTGTGCCATGATTTTCAAACCTGATTCTCTTTGTACACTTTTCAAGATCGTACCTTGATTCTTTACGTTTCCAATCGCTTCTCGCTTTTGCTGCTTCTGTTGCCAATGTAACTGACAATGTTGCTAATTCCTTTCTTGAGTGCATCAACTCATTTATGTCTGTATAATCTGAAGGTACTCCTCTGTACCAAGTTATAATATCCAGTATTTGATCAACTACTTCCATTATTCAACTGTTATTTTGCTTTCTAAATATTTTTCCAGCGTTCGTTTTTGATTATTTGTCAACTCCTGTTTTTCTCCTTGATAATAAACTATATTCAAATCTACTTGTACGTTTGAATCCTCAATCCAGTCTGCTGGAGGCTGTAAATAATCTCCGTCCTCATGTCCGTAAGAAACTTTTCCCCAAACCTGATAATCTATCCAAGTTTCGAATAAATTGTCTGGCAATATGCACTGTTCATCTTTATGGTAACATGTGCCCGTACCTGTTTCCTCATCCAATTCTACCTCGTAAGATTCTTTCATTTCTGCTTTATGCAGATTTTTCAAGAGTTTGTTATATGCCTTTACTTTCATCTTTTCTGTTTTGAATACAAGGTAAAGATATTATAAATATTTAATAACACAAATATTTTATTTAATTTCTTGAATATTTTTTTTATCATATTCAATTCTGAGGCTGTTTATTTTCTTCATTAACTCCTCACCTCTTCCGATTATGTAAAGCTCTGGCTTTGCTTCAATTATTCTGCACTCCAGATCAAGCCATACATTTACTGCGTCAACAAATGATTTTTTTCCTGAAGGTCTCAGGATAAACAAATAATCGATTAATTCCTCATTAAAAGACTTGATGTCCTTCAAAATTTCATTATGTGATTTTAAACGTTTCCTTGGAAAAACATCTTTCTTCATCATTTTGATAAGCAACGCTTCATAGTGTGCTCTTCTACTTCCTCTTTTTGCTCTCATTTATGCTTTGTGTTAGTTTTTCTTTGTTGTATTGGTGTAAGAAGCTGCCAAATGCTTTTGCGTCTCTCTCTGAAGCTCTTTCTGATCTTTCTTCGTTGTATTTTAGCTTTTCATGGTTTTCCCTTACCATTTCTCCTGAAGTATTACATCTTTCATCAAAATACTCTCTGAACCATGAAAGTACTTTATGCATCGATAAGCTTTCGAAAAATTCACCGTATTCGCCTTTTTTGGCATTGTTGAAAATTATATTAATATCTGCAATAGTGATATTCAAATATTCAGAAACGATCAAAAAAGAGCACTCGCTTATCTGTGTCTCCTTCATTGGTCTTTTTAGATTCAAGGATTCATTCAGATTTATCAACCATAATTCAATGTAGCCCTCGGCTGCTCCTACTCCAATATCCTTAACGATCATTCCTAGTGACGGTGTTTTTACCGTTAATGCTTGCCTGATCGTTTTAACGTTTTTTAATTCACGTCTTATTTGAGTTGGATTGTATTTTGTCAATAGAGTTTCTGATGAAATCCTCAGAGACACCTCCGTACTTTTTTTCTCCTGATTCTCCTGATCTTGTTTCATTGCTTTTTATTTGACTGTGGATTGTTTGAAATTTGATTCTTAATTTTTCAGTGCTTTGCACTTTGTCCCTCCAGAAGTGGTGACCTTTCAGGAACTTAAAAACGGCTCTTAAATCATCCAAGGTTATACCGTCACTCTCAACCATTAACCTAACTGGTGTAACCCATTTTTCAAATGTAGCCTGTTCAATGTTAATTGTTCTTGCTCCAATTTCCTTTAAATTGTTTAGAAATAAATCCCTGAATGCTAATGTGATCTCAAAGTATGTCTTTTCTTTTTCTGATGTGAAAATGAAATCTTTGTCAGATAACAATTTGTTGTTTGTAAGGGTTTTTTCTGGTCTCTTCATTAGGGTAATATCAACTACTTTTTTGTTGATAATGAATAACCTTTGATTTTCTTCAGATACTAGATTCCAAAAGATGAGGTTTTTAAGTTCTGTTTCATCTGGATTGATTTCATCCTTTGCAACGTCACCTGTTTCCTCGCTTTGATGGAATGCTATCTTTATGAGTAATGCAAGCTCCTTTGGCGTTTTTATCAACTCCTCAAGCTCCTTACCGTACTTTAGTTTTATACTTTTTTTCATGATTATGAAAAGAGCCAGAATCTTAGTTTAAAACTGATCATCTGGCTCAAGAGAAATACGTTCGACAAATATACCATTTTAATTACAATGCGTCTCCAAACACATCGTTAACTGTTTCAGTCATTCCATTGATAGCACTTTCAATGATGCTTTTTGATTCCTCGTGTTTGAAAGTGTTCTTTCCTAGTTCAATTTCTGCCTCTTTCAGGAACTCTAAAAACATGTTTGCGAAAGGTCTTATTTCTTCCTTCACCTCTGCCATTTTCTTCTCCTTCATTTTTACATTAAGAGTATTTACAGCAGCTTTTAACATTCCTAGTTTTTCCTGTGACGGAAATTCACCTTTCTTTAGTTTCCATTCGGCTGTTTTGCCCCCCAACTTCACGAATGTTTTTAACAATTCGTCCCAAGTCTCCTTCATGGATTCAATTGACTTTCTGTCCTCCTCGTCCTTGGTGTCGATTAACTTCTTCTTACGAGCTTCTATACCCTCATAAAATTCCATCCACTCGATCTCATCCATTCCTACAAGATTCTTTGAACTAATTTCGATCTTGCCGTTTCCTGCTTCTAAGCAATATGTATTGGTTTCCATCATTAAAACAAAACCCAATCCAACTACTTTGTTCTCTCGGTAATTGAACAATTTAACTGCCCTTTCTTCTTCAGCAATTTTTTTGTCCTCCTCTTCCTTGATCTTCTGAATTTTGGTAACGATCTCAGTCCTTCTGGCTGTGAATACTGCATGTAATCTTTCTGCCTCAAATTGCTTTTCTGCAAATTCTTCAAAGGTTTCCTCCAAGGTAACAAGCTCCTCGTCAAATTTATCCAACTCCTCCTGTTTAGATGCTGAAGAAATCATTTTTTCCAACTTCAACTCCCACTCAATTAGTGCTTTGTCAATCTTTTCTTTGCGTTCCTTTTCAGCAGCTTCTTTTTGCTCCTTTTCATCCTTAATCACCTTTTCCATTGCCTTCATTTCAGTGTGCAATCTCTTCTCAAGTGGTTGGATTATATTAATCAATCGCTCAATGCTCCCTGAAGCCTCTTCTTTGGCGAACTTGATCAACGCCATATTGCTTTCATTTACCTTTTGAAGCTTGTATCTGATTTGACGCAATGACTGTTCTGCTTCCTTGATCTCTTTCTTGTAATTATCTCTGTTAGCTTTCAATCCGTCATATTTGTCAACTAAACCCTTCAGAACCTCCTCAATCCCTTTTGTGTCCAGTAAACGAATAACTTCTTTGTTCTCTCCAGATGCATAATCTTTTAAAGACTTTTTACCAATGATGGTTTCCACTCCTGAAACCTCTCTTGATTCTAATTCCTGATTTTCTAATTCTCCTGTTTTCATCTTTATTCTTTTCACAAATATAATTAAACTTTTAATATGTGCAATATTTTATTTGTTAAACTGCATAAATATTTCATACCATTCACTAATTTCTTTTGCTGCCTTGGTTATGTCCTCGACAATAAAATCCATTCTTTCGTCTGTAATGATCCTTGGAATGTAATTTATCTCGTTTCCTACTGATAAATTTGCTCTTCCTCCTCCATACATACAATTGCCTTTTCGCTCAATTGAACATACTTCTGCTTCTGGTGTTATACCGTGCATCTGTTTTATTGCAGCACTGTAAATGTCGGTTTGGTAGTACTCGGCTTTCTTGTATTGTCCAAGGCTGGAAATTGAACCCGTTTTGTAGTCTCTGATCCTTGAAAAATCTGGTTTAGCATCATCAATATAACCTAGTATGTTGAACCCGTCTAGTTTTAACTCTACTTCGTACTGGAACAATCCTAATGGTTCAATTCGATTCATTACCTTTTTTTCCTCTTCAGTAAACCAGTCTCCAAATCTTCTCTCTGTAATATAGGATTCAACTTGTTCTCCAAATTCTCCCCAACCCACATCTGGAAATCTATAACCTAAAAAGTATGTTGCGAAATATTCCAGCTTGCCCTCAATTTTCAGGTTAAAAGACTGAATTTCTTTCCATAATTTGTATTGAGAATATGATATGTACGGTACTCCTTCTTTGTTTTTCTTTGGTAGTAAAATCATGCTTTTAAAATGTTAAGTTCTAGCTTCTGTGAAAGTGTGCCTTTTGTTACTGATAATGCTGCCTTTAGCAAACCGATCATTTTTTCTTTTTCATCGATTGTAACTCCTTTTACCTTTTCTAAAACTTCTTTCTCGTCCTCCTCTGATATTTGTCCAACCCGTGCAATTCTATTGAATAATCCTTCTGGCTCAAGCTCTTTTACTTCGTGAATCTCTATGTTGAAAATCTGAGGTTCAAACCTGCACACACGAACAATATTTACCAAAGCGGTTACGTCTTTTTCACAATACGCAACTATTCTATCAACGCCTGATTCTCCTTCTGCATAAAATACTCTTCCAACGTCCGATCCGTTAATATCTGATTTAGGACTGTCAACTCCAAGTGCCAAGCAAACACTTACCAATGATGCGCTGTAATTCCCACATGATCTCCAAAGTTCTTTTGTGTCCAATGCTGTTACCTCCCACGGTTTTAAACCTCCTACATCAATTAACGTATTTGGAACAACTTGATTAACCATACATCTTCTGAAGATGAAAGGAATATCAAAGCCCTTTACAGAATGACCACATAAAACTGCATTGGGCTTTGATCTCAATATTTTATTAAGGTCTGCCATGAATTTCTGAATCAATTCTTTCTCATCTGAATCCCTGTATGTTTTCAAAATGATTCTGCTCTCCTCTTTAACCATGCCTACCGTAATACATACGATCCTTGAAAATTCTGCATAAATACCAGCGTCATTAACAAAACTGTCCTCCATTGTGACCTCTTCATCTTTGTCAATTTTCCTCTGCATTCGATACTTCCAAGCGTCATAAATTGGCGTTCCTTCTTCCAGCTTCTCTACTACTGGAGCGGTCTCAATATCTAGGAAAACAATGTTTTCCAAACGTACTTCTCTTAATTGTTTCATTACTTAACCAATTTGAATTCTTGACCGTTTTTCAACTTAATTACCAAATCCTCATCGATTGCCATTAAAACCTCTCTGAAATTGTCAATTGACGGCTTGCCTCTTGTGATCATGTTTGACAATGTTGACTGCTCTCTACCGCTTGCTGAAGCCATTTCCTTCAACGTCATTTTCTTTTGAGCACCAATGATTTTAAATAATTGGTGCATCGTTACTTCTTGTGGACTATTCATTTTACCTGTTTTAAAATTTACGCTAAGTTAAATATTTTATTTAACCTGTGTATATTGTTTTTATAATATAAGCTTTTTTATAGCTTAATTTCATTGATTTTGTCAATGTCGAAATTGATTTCTAAACAGCTTTCAAACGGCTCTTCCTTTTCAAATTTTTCGATCATTTCAGTGAACTTTAAAGCTGACAACACTGAATTTACTCCGTACCCTTCTTTTTTGTGCATGTACGTTGCGCTTATTCTTAATGTCTGGAGCGTATTCATCCACATATCCAAGCTTTGTTCAACGTTGAATTTTATTTCATTTTCCTTGATAAACTCCAGAAACAAAAAGAAATCATCAATTCCTCTGATCGTTTTAATCAGTGGTTTCACATGTCCATTTTCATCTTTATGTAATACCATGAAATCTGAGTACGTTGTGTACTTGGGTGCATTTGTACGTCCTGTTTTAGGATTTATTGTCTGTGACTTCATTCTGAATCCTTTTCCTTTCTTGAATTCAATATCGAATGTAATTGTACATTTTAAACTTCCGTATGGATAGTTGTTTACAGTTTGAGTTCCTGTTAAAATTTCAAGCTTATTCATCTTTTACCTTTTTTATTACATGGTAAAGATAGTTTAAATATTTAATAACACAAATATTTTATTTAATTTCTTGAATATTTTTTTCTGATATTTCTAAAAACTTTTTTAATCTGGCGAATACAGGCGTGTACAAGTGCATGTTGTATTTTTCTCCATATTCTTTTTTTCTCCTGCCCTCCTCTATTGCATTGAAATGTGTCTTCAGGAATAGTTTGTGATCTATTATAGTTGTTGCCTGATCAATTTTCACATTGTCAAAAAGCTGTCCGTTTCTGGACAGCTTTTCTAACCTGATTTTTAATTGATCGTAATTCATTAAAACATTTTTCCACCGTGCTTATTGCCTCTGGTTGCGTTGTACATTAATTTGTTCTTGATATGGAATTCAATGTCTATTCCATGTCCTCCACAAAAATCCAATAATCTAATTATACTGTCTGCAATTTCATCCTCAACAGTATCTTTTACATTCTCCTTGAATGCGTCAATCCATTCACCGCTTCCTTCTTCCAGTTGTGAAAGAATTCCTTTTGCTGAAGGATTCGAATACTTGCTTTTTCTCATTGCTTCAAGTGCCTCCGAAACTTCAGAATGAACTAGACATAGTTTTTGAGCATCATAAGCCTGAAGTACTCCTTGTGTCCATTTATTGGCATTCTCTTCGTGCACCTCTATTGCCCTGTCATGTAATTCCCAGAAACCATTTTTTCTGTTTGCTTCAACAATCGTGTCTTTTAGACTGTTCAAACCTTCCTCGATTGATTTTTCTATGTTCATATTTAATTGTTTACGAATTCATACTGAGCAAATCGACAATTGTTTCCATGTCTATTTTTGCCTTCCTTCATTACGGTTTTAATATCCATTCCTTGATCTCTCAAGTCCCAGATACGAGCTGACAACCTCGTTATTCCATACATCTGAATTGCCTCCATTGAGGTTATTGTACCTTTTTCCATTAAATGCTCCCTGATCTCTTTATTTTGGCTCTGAGCTGTTAATTCTACACGTGCATGCTGCTCCTCAATTGAATGGCTTCTTTTGCCCTCCTCCAGTTGTATCTCCTCCAGTTTTCTCAACATCTTCTTGTGGATCGATGCCATTTTACTGTCTCCTTCGATTTCACAAATACGAATTACCTCCTGTCTGGCTTTTATTTGATCATCCAACGTTTTTACCCCATCAATTGTCGGTACGTCCTTTATGAACATTTTGATCCTATCGATTGACACGTTTCCGTTATCGTACTCCTCCTTGGTTATTACTCCCTTGGAATACATCTTTGCCGTTATTTTTAAAATTACTTCTCTTTTCATGCTTGCTTATTTACTTGTTTAAACCATTTTGTACATGCCGTCAAAAACCTCTTGAACCTTGGCTAAATACTCATCTTCAGTTGCTATTTCTGAAGCCCAATTTTCTACCCACTGATTATCTTTTTCTGGGTACATAGTTACTTCGAATCTGTCATAAGTTCCCTCTGTTGTTTTGCTGGTCAAAAAGCAAATCCAACTGTTATTCTCTTTTTTACAAACTGCAATGCTGTTTTTTCTATAAGTTACTTGTGCCATGATCTTACGGATTTAAAAATTTAGTCTCCCAATTCTTACCCATGTTTTCAAGTCTCTTTATCTGGAATTCTAACCATTTGCGTTTAGGATAACAAGAAGGTGCTTGATCATGTCCATTTTTCACTACCTCGGCTAATGTTTTTGCATCTTCTTCAGTCCATAAAACAGGAATTGCGTCTGCGCTTATTTTTGTCTCTTTTATCACAAACTTTCCACGGTGGTTTTTGTGATCATAAAACTCGCATTCCACTGTTAATCCGTTGTGCTCCCATCCAACTACCCAATTATGGCTCATAAGTGATCCTTCCCACATTTTAAGTTGATCTTTCATCAATTGAATGCTCTTTTTATTTGATTCTGATAAACCTAATAAAATCTGTATTCCATTTGCGTATTGAATTGCACTTTCACTGTCTGGGTTCTGACATCTTTCATTCCAATCGTTTATCGCTTCAGCCGTTAACTTGCTTTGTACTTCAACCATGTACTCTCTAGCCTCTTGGAAATTTGTTATTGATAACGTTTCTACCATTGTTTTGTGTTTTGATTACATGGTAAAATTAGCATTAATATTTAATATCACAAATATTTTATTTAATTTTTTGAATATTTTTTCATCAAAAAAGGCGTTCCGATTAGAAACGCCTTGAATTCATTAGCTTTTTTATGGTTATTTTATTCCTAGAATATTGTAGCCAATTCCTATTCCGATGTATGGAGCTGGTCTGAATGATACTAAATCAATTCCATAACCTGCATGCACTCCCAATCCTATCCTCTTTGGTTTTTCCTTCACCTGAAACGATCTTAATTCTTGTATCTCGGTATTCGGGTTTAAATTCCTTACCAGAACTTCATACTCTTTTTTCTTGAACCAACCATTACTCAGTTTACCAATAGAAATCTCGTATTCATTCTTGATTTTTATGCTCCTGAAAATACTATCCTTCGTTGCTTCAATTTTTCCGCTTTCCCACTTGTTCTCCCACGCTGTTTTGTATTTTGGGTACAAATAGATCAATGAATCCCTTTTGATCGTGTCAGGGGCTAAAAATGACGTTACTGAGCTGCCTAAAGATGTTGTTGAATTAGAATAAACAATTGCAGTGTTTAATTTGCCCTTGTATTCCTTCATGAAACCCTGTAACCATGCTACTGTACTGTCTTGGGTTTTCATTCTCAAGAATGCTCTTTCATTTTCCATTCTTAATACCTGAATATGTCCATATTGCACTCCGTTTTTATCGGTTGCAATTTTTAGACTGTCACTCATTTGAGAATATGCCAATTGAATACTGTTTCCTTCTTGGCAGCTACGCATCAATACAACGTTCATTAGTATTATGACAAAATACAATACACGGTTAATGATTGTCTTTTTATTGATCGATTCTAGTAGTTGTTCGTTTATTGATTCCATGTTAAAATTCATTTAGTAATGCGATTGATAACGGTCTTTTGTTCATGAACTTCATCCACTTATTGAATTCTGCTTCGATGTTTCGAACAAAACATGCTGTTGAATTTCCGTTAATGTCAACTGACGCTTTTCCTGCTTTGTGTGAATTCATACCAATTCGATCAGTATAAACCTTTCCATAATTTTCAGCTTTCTCGTCCTTGTCATTGTCCCGTGTGTATGGAAATTGCTCACCTTTAAACGTCTGAATGTACGCTGGGTACTTTGATTTTCCATGCAATCCGTAAACATGACAATTTTCCACAATTACATCTGGACATGCAACTGCGCAACCAAGTTTATTGTAAGTGTCAAAATTCTTCAAACCTTGTGCTCCTGCATTTGTTGTACCAGAACACACCATGATGAAAACTGGTCTTTTACCATCCTCTTTACATTCGTAGGTGTAAAATTTATCATCGAATTTATTAAACTCATCTTCGTTTGACCGAACAAGAATGTCATAAACTCCTTTTTTCCAACCCTTAAATGTTGGTAGCGATTCAACCCTGCTTAAAAGCTGCTCGTTATTGTAATTTTTAACGTTCGTCTTCATTTTTCTCCTTTTTATTTAAAACTCTCATCCCTATTGAAGCTCCTGCAAATGTTATGAAGCCCCAGAATACAAATTCCTTAACCTCAAAATCTTTCACAAAGGCTGGAGTAAATGCATAAATAACTGCTGCCCAAAAGGCTGTTATCGCTGCAATTCTTCTTTGTTCGTATTTACCCTTTGGCTTCAGGGTGTCGCTCCACATACTCATTTGTTCAGGTTTTCAATAATTAAATCTTTTATCTGATCGATTTTACCGTTTACCGTATCAATTTTGTCCATTAACGCCTTATCAAGTCTTTTTGATTCTTGTCTGAACTCTTCTTCAAGTGCTTTGACTTCATTTTTTAGCTCAACAATTGTCTTTTCTGATTGTTCCACTTTGGATTTTAGTAGTGCGTAATCCGTTGCTTTTACTTGAATTTCTTTTTTGTTGTTTTTCACAAATGCCATGAAGGCCATAACGCCTCCAGTGATTGTTAAAATTCCTCCTATTGTGATTGACGTTGCGTTTAAATCTACCTGCATGCTGGACATTTTTAATCTTTTTTATTAACAATTCGTTTTACGCTTGTTTTTGTAGCGTTCATTAAATGTAAGATTAACTTGTGCTGGTCTTCCCGTCACGTAGTATTCCGTGCCTTTGTTGCTCTTTAATTCGATTTCAAATCTAGTAAATTTATACGAATGATTATTTCCATTGTAATCTGATACCAATAACTCGTTTCCGAATAGGATAAAATCAAATAATTCCTCAGTAATACATTCTGGCAGCAAACAAGTCTGGTATTGATACTCGTTTTCTTGACTCATTTGTATTTGCGTTGCCTTCAAATTTCTACGTACCAAATTATCCTGAACGTATTCTGGTTCTCTTCTTCCAAAAAATCCTCCAGTTCTTAATGAAGTGGTGAATCCTGTTCCTTTAAAATCTACTCCGTAGTGAACCAATGTTCCATCCATTACACAATCCAGTCTTACCGTTTGATCTGCGTCAATATGTGTGAAATGTGACAAAACGAAAGTGTTTGATAATTCTTCAAATGGAATTCCTGCAATGCTTATTTCTTTTTTGATCTGATAAATACCTTCACCAAGCACTGTTAATACTTTTTTCCATCTAACAATGTATGTTGTCAAATCGGTATTTGTTGCATATCCTCCAAAATCCACAAACTCTCCATAAGTAGAATCATCTAAAGAGTACTCGTTTCCATCACTCAAACGAATCAATGTGAAATCACATGTATCTGAAGGCGTTTGTCTCTGGAAATAAAACCCGTTAAAATCATTGTACTCGCTTCTTGATGAATCTATTTTACCAAAAACCCTGTTTGAATAACAACATGATTTGAAGCCTCTATCTGGCACTGGAGGGTTTGGTAGTTTTACCATTATCGAATGCGCTACAACTCTCTCTGAGAATTCACATTTACCCAAATTTTCTAAACATATTTTACAGTCTCGGTGCTCTCTTAATACGGTTACAAGTTGGTGAATTCCCTCTGCTGTATCAATTACACTAAAACACTTGCAAGGATATTCAGCTAATTCAATTACTGGTTTTGGACATTCTATTTGTGAAACTCTTTCGATTAGCGTACATACTGGAGAACCAGAATTGTCACAATCTGTAACTGAGTAACCATCTGGACAACTATAACCGTGATTATTTCCAATTAAAAACTTTTCTCCAACCATGTCCTTTGTTGACCAAATAATAAATGGATCAAGACCTGCTTCAGTTGTTAATGGTAAAAGTTGCGCTTGACTTGCCAAATATATCTCTGCTCCAAAGGACATTGCCAAACCATTGTTTTTGAATAGTATTTCAATCACATTGAATCCCTGAATAATGTCAATTTCAAATACATGCCAATAGTTGAATGAAAATTGATTTGAAGGGCTGTCTAAATCAATAATTGTGTCTCCGTTTAATTTGATTCGAACCGCATTATCAGAACCTAAACCAATGTTGATCTTTTTAGCTTCTCCATACGTCAAACAATGACTAAAACCAACCCATTCTCCATTTGGCACTGATCCCTTAACTCCTACCGTGTTTAGCCTACCGTTTACGCCTGAAGTATTGTCCCAAAAATAATTCCTGTTTGCAATAATTGGAATTGTCGTATTTGATCCGTCTTCAATATGAACATTCGGTAAAACTTTAATCCTTGCTGGTTTTGGTTTTGCCGTTATTGATTCATAAAATACCGCTCCTCCCCATCCGTAAGAACTTGCTGGAGTTGCTGCTTGAACTGTAATTTGTGCTCCTGTTAATGTAGCTTCTGTTTCTTCGTATTTTTCACACAATCCTGTTTCTGGGTTTATGTCCCAATCCTCATTCTCGCAACCGCAAACATCTGGAATTTCAATTAATGTGTCTGTTGTGACCACAATTTCACCTCCTGTTAAACAATCCTGTAAAACGTAAGTGTACAAATCTCCTGAAGGGCAATCCTCAAGTTCAGAAATGTTAATATCTTCTGGCATTTCACTCTCACAAACACATGCATCTAATCCGTTAAACTGAAGCGTATAACTTCCTGCATAGCTTGTGTCAAATGTTACTATTTTTCCATTTGCTGACTGAAGTGCTGAATTTGTTGTGCAAATATTATTTACTGAAGGGTACAAATCTTCATTACATGAAATGAGACTAAAACAATACGTGCCTTCAAAACAATTTGGACACTTCATTTCTGTAACCCAAATAGAATCTCCTTCAATTGTATCTTCATCTACACTGGCATCAATGTCTGTGTCTATTTCATAAGATGTTTCTCCAGTCACATGATTGTAAACAATGACATTTTCAGTAACAATTGAATTATGCGTTTTAGTCATTTCAATACTGATCGACATTGATTCAGGAACTAACATACATACATAATCCATAACACCACTTGCTGAAGTGTACATTTGAACTCCTATTGGAATATCGTTGTCTGTAAATATTTGACTTAATGGAATTACGGCAATTTCAGTGTTGTTTAATTCTCCTGAATCCCACGCTGCTGAATAGTGATCAAATCCTGCCGTTGGTGCTATGAAGTTCTCATATTCTGCTGCTCCATAATTCTGTATAAATGGGGCTGTTAATTTTTCAACCCCATTTATTTTTAAAGAAGTAAATGCGTATTGTATTACTTGAGTTGGTTCTGCAACAAATCCGTCAATGCCTCCCATATATGCAGCCGTGTCCCAGCATTTGAACATTAATTCAATGCATCGATAAACTGTATATTGGTAGCCACTTGTCCCGTAGATAACGATTTGACCATTTACCCAAGGCTCTTCCTGCTCCAGACAAAGCCCAAAATAATTTCCGTACTCGACTTTTGCGCCAATCAAATTATAACAATACTGCATGTTTTATTTTTCTTAGTCAAGATCAGTTATTAAGACTTCATATCCAGCCTCTTCAAGTTTTACTTTAGCAAAATTCATGATTTCACCAAGATCAGGTACAACACCTTCTCCAAGTTTATCTTCAAACGTAGCTCCAGTGATTGAAGTGTTCAATAACTTACCGTCCTTAAATGACTGCTTATCGAAATACGTGTACAAAACCGCTTGAACGCTTCTACCGTCTGGTCTTACTCCATACTCAACACGAACATAAGCCCCGTTTGTTAACTCAATTGGTGAACCTGCCACCGTTACCTTTTTGTCTCCTTTAGACTTTACAATTAAACCCATTGTTTCTCTTATTTATTATTAAAAAATTAACCCATTTGCCTGAAGTCTTGCCTCCAATTCCAAAACTCTTGTTTGAAGATTAGTAAGCATGTCTTTTTCATTAGTTGTATAAGCTACACCTGCCACTAACCCTGAATCTGCTGTTAATGCTGCTCCTTTGAATAACTTTATAACATGACCTAATTCGGTTCTAAAATGAGGGGCTGCGTTTCCTGCAACTATGTCTGCTGAGTAATACCAATGTCTATCAGCAGCATTCCCAGATGGAGCAGTTCTATTACTCATCCAAATAGCACCATCTGCTGACCCAGATGCAATTAGACCAGTACCTATTTGTAAATTACCTGCGTAAAAATGCCATGTTGAATTACCCGTATTTCCACCAGATGCGAGTGTCCCAATATTAGTATTTCCACCAATATCCCATCCACCAGCAGGATTATAAAACCTGTTTGCGCCAGAAGGATTCATTTCTATAAAATTACCTCCTGATTTAGCCATAAACATACGACCATCGGCAATCTTACTGAATGAATTTGACAATGAACCACCATCCGAACTCAACCAATAAGTACCATCGCCATTTACTTGAAAAAAGTCGGCTGTACCAACGCTGTTGTTTATTCTGGCAAGTTTATCCATTCCCAAAGCTCCTTGCCCTTTAACGTCCCACCTAGCTCCTAAAGCTGCACCAGAAGCATAACCAAATCCATTGAAATAACCAAGTGAGTTTATTGTCCCCTCTTCTGATCTAAAATGAACAGAAGCCCTACCCGCAACTCCTCCTTGATCTGCTGAATACTGTTTATAACTATCAGCTCTATTTACTGAAGGTGCTGTACCGTTCTGCATAACAATTGTCTTTGTACCATCATCATCATAGCCTCCATTTATAAAATATAAGTGCCTTGCAGATGATAAAATATTGTCATTCAAAACTAAAGGTGACTGAACTTGACAGTTATACAATCCAAAAGCCGTTAAAAATGTGCTTGATCCACCAGAACCAGTAGTCACGCTTGAGCCTGAACCAAATTTGATTTGTTTTCCATCAACATTCCATCCTCCAGAACCGTCTCCATTTAATTGAAAGTTATTAACAGTATCAAGTGAATTTCTAAAAGCAATAATATTACTTGATAATGCAGATGCAAAGCTCAATTTTCTTGTTCCTGAAGTGCTTAAAACAAGGTCTGTATTCCCTATATTATTGCTAGGTATAACAATGTCTCCTGCTGCAAGAAGTGAGTTTCCGTTTACAGTTGAAAAATTAACTCCATCAACTAAAAGAGGCTGCAATCCTGCACCTAAAATCAGTTTTAACTCCGATTCCTTAACTCTTCTTGATTCATACGTCCCTGCGCTTCCTTCTGTTCCTGAAATCCATTTATCTACCCAGAAAATGTTTTTATCATTTGATTCTGCAAAAACTAATGCTCCTCTTTCTTTTAACTGTCCCATTACTCTACAATTACGTAACTGTTATTATCAGTGTCTAATACCAACTCGGTGTCGGTAAAATTAAATATTTTTTGTTCACTAAACAAACAACCTATTCTTGCTGAATGTTTAAACTTCGTAGCGTCCTGAAGCAAGCTTGGTTCAACCAAACATTCCATCTTTAACTCCGTTGGTGAAATCAATGTCAATTTCAATTTGGTTTCACCCACTAAAGGAATTAACGGGTTATCTGGTTCGCTCCCCCAAATACTCGATAATTGTCTAAAATCAAATTGTCCTGAACCATGGTAAACTTCGAGACATGAAACTCCATACACTCCTGTTAAACCTGCCCATGCTCCTGAAGTTCTGGTGAAAATTGTTTCAACTCGCACCTGTTCACCTGCTATTAATACGCCTAGTGGTAATCCTGTGTCTGGATCAATACCTGCCGAAATTAAAGTATTATCTGAATCTCTATAAAATTTCCATTCTGCTGTTATTCCTGCATTGCTAAAATAATCCTTGAATACAAACAACTTCTCATTTACGTACCTGCCTATTTGTCCATCGATTGTAACGTCTAAATATACCGTAAATAAGAATTCCCAACCTGCTGTAATCAATGCATGATACCAGTCATTATTGAAACCGTTGTTTAATTCAGCCAAATCAAAAAATGCTGAAGGCATTGGGTTCTTTAAAATCCAATCTTCCCAACGAATTTTAAAACCGAAATATGCTACATATCCGTATTCTGATCCTGAATCCAGTGACGGCTCTCTCTGAACTTTTACCCAATTCTTATTATTTCCGTTTTCCAGTTTAAAACCTCTTACATCGTTGTAATTCCACTGTGGAACTCCTGCACTGTCATTTGCGTACCCTGTTAAGTTCACTTTGACCTTTTGAAATTCTACCTTCTCTCCAGTAATGCTGTTTTTTGATTCAATGTTAAATTGTATCGCCTCTGGAATTGGTTGTGAAATATCAACCTTGAATCTAATTTTTGCTAAAATATCGTCCTCGACAATCATGTCATTTGAACAATTTTCTGAAACTGATCCACCGTCTTGAGGGTGCTCATAAAAATCAATTTGCATAGGACTGTATTCTCCTAATGGAGGCACGAATAACTCCATTGTTGAATAGTCCACCAATTTAGATACTCGGTCTGTGAAATTTGTTACCAAGGTTCTATCTGCTATCGATACCCACAAAATGTATTTTCTGTTTTCCTCTGATTGTGCATCAATGAAATTCTTAAACGCTGTGGTTGGTGAAAATACCGCTTCAAAAATAATATCTGTTCCTGACTGCGAAAAACGTATTTCACGAACGTCCATTCTTTCTCCGTTGTCTGGATCGTAACCGCTATATGTTGACGAATCAATGAAACTTGATACAACAAATGCACCTGAACCAACTCCTAAAGCTGTATTCATTCTCATATTTTTATGAAAAGGAAATTCATTGTTTTTGTAAGCCTCCTCGTCATTTGTCAACCATGAAAATCCATAACTGCATTTTGTTAAACCTGCTGCAATATTTTGTACTCCTTTAATGGTTGCTACCACTTTTGTCTCTGAACCGTAGGAAATGGCATTCGTAGGCGTTCCAGTTGCATTGTCAAAGTATTGAACGTCACTAATTTCGAAGTTGTCTTCTAATCCGTTAAAATTCTCATTAAACCAACCTGTATTCCCAAGCCTTTTTGTATCGCTTATCTTGCTTTCAATTCTCGTGTTTGGATTGTTCCACTCTGGATAACCTATAACCTTGAAATTATCCGTTAAGCTGGCAGCATCAAATACCACACTTGGAGCTTCGTTGTTCTCGAAATTATTCAAATCTTCGAAAAACGATGCAATCATGAAGTTAATCGATAATGTGTATCTGTATGTATTGTCTCCTGTTTTCCCCAAGTAAACCCAATTTCCACTATCAATCGCTAATCCTGACTGGTTTCCAATTGCTTCCATTGGCTGCCATCCTGTCAATGTATCTGTGTTTTCACAAATCAATTTAGTTTGTGATCCATCTATAAAACTTGATAGATTACCAGAATCTACATCATCATTCGATATATGGCCATAATGAAACTCTATTCCTTGTGGTTTTTTATCACACCAGATTTTAGCATTATAAACCATGAATTGCCCTGATTGGTATGGCAACATTGTAATTTGTCCTGAACCGTTTCCAACATTGGTAATATCTGCACCGTCCAACTTCATTTCACTACCCTGAAGTAAAACAACATTCCTAGTATAGTTTAATGTCCAATTGCTGAATATTGTACCATCTGGATTAATTGTTTTTCCTTGATAGTACACATGCACCACATCACCAACATCAAACCCGTATTTACTCCATTCTGTTCCATCTAATAACGTGACTATGTTACTTGGATCAAATTGAAATGCGCTTTGATTTGATGCTTTTTTCTCCACTGAGAATTCACAAAGCAAACTTAGGTTTTGCCAATCTCCAGTATTACCAATTAACCAGTCAACAACCTCTGGTCTGTATCTGTTTACGTAGTTACGGCTTGTTATTGTTACCCCCATTTTGCTTATATTTTTCTGCCTCTTCAGTTGCTTTTCTCAGTAATTCACTGTAATCTCCACCTGATTTTGCTGTTTTAAGAATGTTTGCTGCCTTTGCCTGAAATGATTCAACAACTGAACGTTGATCCTCTGGTAAACTTTTCTTCAATTCTTCAATAAATTGATTGTTTGCACCGTTCATTTTGTTGAACTGGTTCACCATTTTATTTGCCGTTTTCATTTGCTGTCGCAAAAAATCCATTGTTTTATCCATTATTCTACGTATTTCAATTTCAAATTATTTGTGTACTTCTCCTTGATCCTGAAGTTTATAACTGCTGTGTCCTCCCAAACTTTCCATTTGAATGATTCTATCAGTGCATCATTTCCTCCCTGATCCTTTCCTGCGTTATTCTGTGTCAAAACTACAAAATCCTCCATACAAAAAGGCACTTTAACGTTTTCAAATCTCAACCATTGATTATGATGCCCATTTACTTCTGCAAGCGAATTTACATAGTGCAATGAATCCCACAATTTTCTAGCTGCTAAAATATCCCTTTGATTTGCTTTTAATTGACTTCCAGACATTACCACCATTTTCGGTATTGTTAGGAAATGGCTGGATAATAACAATGATCCTTTTCTGGCTTCGATTAATGCAGCGTATGAAGTTCCATTGCCAAGTACCCCCGTTAAACCGTCAACTACCTCTGCTAAATCCTTCAGTATTTTCTCAATTTTAGTAAGCTCCTCTTTTCTTACTCCCAATGATGCTTCTATTCCAACCTGTTTAAGGTTCTTGATATTTCTGAGCTTTGCATTTGTTTGTATAATTGGCTCTGTGATCGCTTGAAATACTCTTCCCTGTTGATTGTCCAAAGTGTTTTGATCTTGCACATCATAAGCCCAATAGATATTGTAATTTGAAATCATGTCGTTGGTATTCGGCTTGTACTGATCTCTCATCCATTCCTGATCTGCAAAATAGTCTGGTATCTGGAATGTTCCTATTGAATCCCAAAAATCTACTCGCTCAAAGTAGAATACACCATTTATAATTTTGAAGTCTGCATTTAGGTTTTCTGACCATTGACGAATCAAGTCACCGAAAATGTCCCAAGGATCGTTTGCGCTCGGTACTCCTGTTTCTACCCATGCCCCCTCCCAACTGTCGGGTTTTTCTCCTCCTTTATGATCTTTACTTGGAATTAATACCCAATCCTTTCTCTCTGCTAATAATGTACTACTCAGTGTTAATCCCAAATGCTGGCAACCCTTCTGGAAAAGCTTTTGTAGTGTCATTCCCAAATGGTATCTCTTTTTTGGACATAATTGTTCAATTAGCTCCTCGATCAAATTTTTTATAGCAATAATAATTACAACCGTATAGGCAATGTATGCTATCACTTTGAGCACTGTCAGAATAATGTTACCAATATCCCATGCCGTTACTGCTACTGCTCCAGCTCCAACTCCAACCCCTACAACTGGAATGGCTGCATCTGTTGTGTCTGCAATTGCTTCTGCTAGTGATTTTATAGTTTCCACCAGCTCCTTAGTCATCATGAATAATGAAATACCCAACATGATCAACTGCATGTTGTCTGGTATGTAATTTATGATGTAAGGAACTTTTACAAAATCTGCTGAAGTGATTAATCCTATATCTTGCAAATACCTGAAGCTAAACCCGTCTGCTTTGTCCTCTAACCATTCATTTCCCTCCAGTTTTTTCAATGAACATTTTACCTCGTTGCATCCTAGTACCTGAAAATCGTCTGCATAATCCAAATAACCCTCAAATGTGAACGTTGGATTACCCTCTTCACCAACTTCGATCTCGTAATTATCTCCCTCGAAAATACCAACTCCTCCAGTAAGTCCATTTTTAACTCTCTGGCGTATGTTGATAGCCTCCTCACCTGCAAAAACAAGGTCTGCAATGTTTATCTCCGCATCATCTTTTTTAGATATGAAGTCTTTCGTTATCTCTAAATCCTGCCAATTTCTCGGCTCTTCGATAACTACACCGTTTCGCTTATGTCTATAATCTCCCATTACGCTCCAAATCTGTTTTTATCAATTCTTCTCCTGTTGATTTGACGAACTCCTTTTACTTGAATTTCCTCAACGATCTCGAAAATACCTTCAGCAATTTTGTTAATATCCACTTTTTGCTTTGGTTGCGCTTGTGCCCATTCCCTGTGCATTTTCAATTCTTTTATGACTTGATCCATATTTATACCTGTTGACGGTACTGCCGTTGCAAAATCTTGTCTCTGATCACCAAAAATGTTTTTTTCTAAAGCGGTTTTTCCTCCAAACAATCCAAATCCTGTAATGAATTTTTCTTTGAATTGATTCATTGTTAAATTCTTCAGTCCTAGTGCTCCAGTCGTTTCTTTATCAACAACAAATTCTCCCTTGTGTACCAATCCTGCTGCATCATATTTACCACCGTCTCCAGTATATCCTCCAACTGCAAAGCTTGCTGTTATCGCCTCCAGAATTGCCCAATCTTTCAGTGTTTTTGCAAGTGGGTTTTTTACACTAGGATTTGAACTGTTTGCTGTATAGCTTGACCAAATCGCCTTTGTTTTCTGAATCTTCTCCAGCTTCTTTTGTGAGGCAATTAACTGAGCTTCTTTTTTAGCCTGTTCTTTTTGCTCAAAAGCTAATGTATTCTCAAGTCCCTGCGCTGCTCTGTCTGCTTGCTTGTCAACTGCTTTCTGTTGATCGTCAAGTTTCTTCTGGTTTGCTGCAACTTCTTTTTGCGCTAATTCCTCAAGCCTATCAAGTATCTGGGTAAATATCTCCTTTATTGCGTCAAATATCTCGTTCCATGTATCTTTTGCATTTTGCTTGATCTGCTCATTTATGTCCCTCATTTCATCCGCATGATTCCTTTGAAGTTCTGCAATTTTTGCATTCTTTTCTGCTATCAATGCCTGTTCCTGAACACTCCCTTTTGTTACCTGTGAAATTTGGTATTCATATTCGTCCTCAATTGCTTGCTTCTGCATTTGATAACGCTGCTCATATAAATCATTTAATGACTGTAATTCAAGTGTTTTGCGTCTCCCTGAAGCTTCATCGATTATTTTTTGCTGTGCTTTAATCGATTCATTCAGTTTTGCAAGAGCCTCATCGCTGTTACTGTCTCTGATTTTGTTTAGCTCGTCAAAATATGCTCTTTGAGAATCAAGTATTTGTTGATTTGCGTCAGTAGATGAATTGATCCTTTCCAAGTCCAATGCTTCCTGATCGATTACATATCCCTCTTTTAATTTCTGTATTTCAAGGTCTGCAATTTTCTCTTTGTCAACCATTTCTTGGTTTAACTCAGCAACCCTATCACGGTAACTTTCCCAGATTTTAAGCTCCTCATTTTTCGTGAGGTTTTTTTGACTTAGCAATTGATCTCTTTCTCTTGCTAAATCCTCCATTCTCAGTGCTTCCTCATCCGCTAATTGGCGTTTGATTGCTTTCACTGAATATTCGTACTCGTTTTTAAGCTCTTCTTGTTTTAATCTGGATTGTAATGACAATAATTCCTCCAGCCTTGCCGTCTCAGCAAAGCCAAATTCCTCCATTGATTTACTTTGTTTCGCCAGTTCCTTGTCAATAGCATTTTGAACGTCAACCTGTTTTCCTTGGTTGTCCTGTTGTGCTATCTCATATCTTATTCTGGCTTCGTCCTCAAGTAGCTGTAATCTTCTCTGAAGCTCGTCATTATTCGCCTTTAACTCGGTTGTGTTTTCCTTGACCGCTTTACCGTGTTTTTTTGTGGCACTTCCTGTTGCTAATGTTTCAGTTGTTGCGTCCTTCAGGTTTTCTCCAACCGCTAAAATTTCACCGTTGTATTCCTTGATCTTGATGTTAGTTGCATTTATTGAGGCTTTCAATTGTGCAATTGCGTCTGCTGCTCCCAATGCGTCTGCTTCTCCAGTAAACCAAGTCACCCATGATTCATCACCAATAATCTTATATTTCTCTCCTAATTCTGACGCTAATTTATTCTGTTTTAAAAGTGCCTCCGTTCCTGCTGTATTGTCCCAGCCGTTTTTATTCTTGTCAATTATTTTCTGTAATCTCAACAATTCGTCAAGGTCTTTTTTGTACTCCTCTTTTCGATCAACAACCAATTTCTTTCTGTCCTGAAGCTGCTTTTTTGTAAGTCCAATTTCCTTCTCAAGTGCCTTATTGTATTGATCCTGTGAAATATTTCTAAGCTTCAATTGTCTGTTTAGCTCGTTTATCTTTAAATCAAGTGACTGCCTAATTTTCTGGATCGATTCACCAACACTTTTTGTTGCTTGTGCTGCTGCCTTATCCATTCTTTCCAAATCTTCTCTGGCTTGTGCTGCACCGCTTGCAACGTCCCAAATTGCCAATGCTAATTCAATGAATAATCCAATTGCAACCGTGATCCCCATTCCTTTTAAAGACTGACCAAAACCTTTTGCGCTTTTTGCTGCATCATCCGTTGATTTTCCTCCCTCTTTTACGGCACGGTTATACTGAATTTGTTCTTTAATTCGATCAATCAATTTTAAACTTCCAAGAACTCCCTTGTACGTTACATAACCAGCAATTAACCTCATCAATATTGTGATAAGTCCCGTCATGTTATCCGCAATATATCCAAGTCCCCTTGAAAGCCATGAAGATGCACCCGTTGCGCTGTCTGCTGAAATTACATATTCGTCCCAAGCATTCTTAACCTTTTCTACGTTTGCTGAAAGCGTTTCATTCTTGGTATTGAACTCGTTTATAATTGAATCAGTGTTTTCCAGTGCTTCACCTGCTAAATTGGTTCTTTTTTCCAAAAGCTCCATGTTTGATCCAAGCTTCAGGAATACCTCTGAAGTTCCACCTCCATCTAATCCTAAATCATTCAATATTTGACCTAATTCAGTTGCAGAACCTCCGTATTTTTTTGATCCCTCAACAACCTTCTGGAATGCACCATAAAGATCAGTGTTTACCAAGTCTGTAAATTCCTGCAATGGCATTCCTGCCAATTTGGCAAAGCCTTTTGTATCGACTGTCATTTTTTGCAAAACCTTGGTTATTGCCGTTCCCCCTCGTTCTGACGAAACGTTCAGCTCCTCAAGCGTTGCAGAAAGTCCTAATACTTGCTTTGTTGATAATCCTAATGGAATTGCAATACCACCAATTCTACCTGCAAATTCTGCCATCATTGGTGACGTTGATGAACCACTAGCTCCAAGCTCGTTCATAGCGTTACCAATGTGCATCAAATCATTTTCAATACTTGATGTCTTGATGTCACCAAATACGTTTCTTAAACCTCCGATTGTTTTTGTGATCTCTTCAGCTCCTCCAGTAAACTCATCCCCAAGGGCAACATTTAATTTGTCTGTTGCGTTGGTGAATCCTATAATGTCATTTGAAGCAATCCCTAATTGTCCTCCAATAGCTGCTATTTTCTGAAGCTCTTCAATACTTGATTTTGTATCGATCTCCAGTAATTGCATCGACAATTTTTTAGCCTCTTCAGTTGATATACCAACCGTTTTTGCCATATCAGCAGCACCTTCCTCAAAATTCTTTACTGTTTGAAATGCATCACGTGCTATTGCTACTCCACCCAATGCAAGTCCAAAACCTGCAATGAAGTTTCTGGCTTTTGTAAAAGATGAACCTAATTTGTCAACTCTCGATCCTTGTTCACCTAATGAAATATTTAAGTCCTCAATTTTCTTTTTAGTCTTGCCTATTTCAACCTCGTAAAGCTTATACTCTGAAGTTCCTCGCTTCAGGCTTTTTTGCTCCTTGACCATTTCAGCATGTAAATTGACTAAAGCGTCTTTTTCTCGCTTCATTTCAATTACTGCCTCCTTGATCGATTCTTTATAGTTTCCTACATTTCTACGTGCGTCTCCAGTTGCAAGCTCTTCTTTTTTAAGCTGCTCGGTTATTTCCTTTTTGGAGTTTATGATCCTTTGTCCTCGCTCTGAGTTTAGCCTTTCCTCCTCTGAAAGTTTTCCCCATGCGATAGTAACCAACGCTAATTTGGCACGCAATTTTTCAATACTTCCTGCTGCTGCTTCTTTGGTTTTTGCTATTGCTCTGGCTTCAAGGTTTGCTTTTCTCGTTGCTTCTCTCTCCAGTTGAATCTCAACACGTTCTTTTTGTGTTAATTCTGCGCTTTTTTTCCGTGCTTCGTTTGCTTTGCCCTTGAGTTTTTCAACTTCTTTCATGGCAATATTCAGCTTCTTGACTTCTGCTGAAAGCCTTTGAACTTCGTCAATGTCCTCTGGTTTAACTACGTTCAACGATCCCTCAAGACCTTTTGCTTTCGCTTTTGTTTTAGCCTCAAGTTCATCAATCTTTTTTAAAAGAACCTCAATCTGTCCATCATCCTCTATAAGGTCACTGAATTTAAGAATTGCCATTTTTTACGGGTTTATTCTTCTCTTTTAAGTACCCTACTAGGGCATAAAATCCGAAGGTTGTTATAACTTCCATGTCCTCGTTGGTGTGTTCACCTACTGCATACATGAACTTTGCGAACTCGGTTTCCATTTCAACCTCCATATTCCCCTTATGGTGTATGTTCCAAACGTTCGGTTTGTCCATATAAAGCAATGATTTCTCATGTTGCTCTATACGATTTTTCCGATCATCACTATCTCCTTCAATGATCTGAAGTACTTCAAGCCTCATCTTTTGAATTAGCTCATTACTTGCTGCTACTTTCGTCCTTTTCTCCGTACTAAACTGTTCAGGAAAGTACATAGCCAATTGATTTTCGATTTTTTTTTTACTTCGGTCACTGTTTCTGTGACTTGATTTTGTGTAAATCCTATTTCATCGAGCTTGTCAATTACCTTGCTCAATCCGTCTGCTGAATAGTCTGTAAAAACTTCTCCATCTATGCTGTGGATCAATATGACCAGTGCATTATTTTTCGGGCTATATTCCTGAAATGCATTGTAAACCATCTGTCTCCTGTTGTGAATTTCCTGAATAGCTTCATCGATCATTTTTTTCTTCAGGAACTCAACCGCTTTGGCTGTCCTTCTGTCATAATCTTCAAAGGAACTACCAACTTCAACATCAAGCATCAAAAATTTATTGAATCTCTGGTATCTCTTCATTGGCAAATTGTCTGCTCCATTGAATACCTCTATTTTGTGTCCATTGTGCTCAATCGTTTTCATCTTTTAAAAAATCTAACAAGGTTAAACAATGAAGCTCCTGCAAAAGGAAACAAAAGTAATATCCAATTCCATCCGAATACCAACCCGAATAACGGTGCAATAATTACCGATAAATGATGCGTAAAGCAAAACATACATTCGCACAACTCGTAAATGAATCTGCTTTCTGTCATGTTTGTAATCTTGTTTCGAATGCTGTATTTTTCCACGATCACCATGATTCCCCATAAAATCAATGAGAATATCAAAATATGGTTATTGAAGTACTGTTCCATGCTCTTATTTTTTGCGAAAGTTAATCATAAATATGTCAAAAATAAATCTGTAATTGCTTTTCCAGACGTTTTAATCGAACAATCAAACATCATAAATCCATGTGCCTCATTATTACTGTAAAGTAAATATGAAGTGCTTTTCAATACGTTGTTAACGTAGTACTGGATCATAAAGCCATTTTTTCTAATCTGGAGCGTATCACCTGCATTTACTGCCGTCAAAGTTCCTGCTTTGATGTTTCCGTTTTCAATAACCTCAACTGCAACGCCTCCAGTAATAAACCAACCAAATTCAATGTCCTCCAGATTGTAGCCTGAATCTGTGTAACTTATTCCTGCCACTGCATCAATACCGTCTTCAAATTTGAATTCTACTTTGTAATCATTCAATGTGGAAATGCTGAATACTGCACCGCTATCAAAACCTGAAGTAAGCGCATCTTTTCGAATGTACCCTAATCCTGTACTTGATCCTGCATCCTTGTTTAACCAAGCTACTTGAGTGCCGTTTGGATTTATTGGAATTGTGTTTGGTATTCTTGTTCCTGATGAATTTAAACTTGTGCCCCCCATTAAAACGGTAAGCGCATCTTTCTGCTCCTGTGACATTGCGTTAAATGTCTCTCCTGTCCATTCGATACTTGGCACTACACAATCAATCATTTCTTGATTGGATATGTTTTTACTTATTGCATCACACCTGTCGTACATCATGTCCCCACACTGCTCCTGAAGCGTTATTTCACAATTCACTCTGAATCCTGTGTATGGTGCTCTCAGATACTCGTTTGTTTCATCCAATGTGAATTCCCTGAATATCTCTTTAAACTCCGTCTCAATGTTTTTTATCCTTAAACCGAATGATAACCCTCCAAGCTTCTTTGTTAGCACTTCACGAGCGTCCCTGATCAAATTCTGCGTAAAATTCATATTGTCCAACAACGCTGGATCAATCAAATGCATATTTGCCCAGAAAATAATACCTGTTTCCCACTTAATGAAATTCGATTTGTATTGCTCAAAATCCTCATCCTTTTCTTTTCCCACAACGAAAAACACTAATCCTTTTTTGTCATTGTCTGGAGTTACTGGAACATAGGAACGCTTTTCACCTCCGATATACACCTCTGGTAAATACAATTTCTTACTGGTTTTTTCAATGTGTCTGTAACATCTTGCATAGGCATGTGTAAGCCAATTAAGGTTCAAACTCAAAACTACCTGAAGCTCATAAATAGCCTTGTCAATCTCTACTGGATTTGTTGGCGGTGCTGCATTAATATTTTGATAATTTATCATCGATCATTTTTTTTAAGTCTGGAACAACAAAGTTATTCACAAATTCCTTTAACAATTCCTGCTGAAGTCCAATAACTTCCTCTCCGTATTTTTCTAACAACTTTTTGTAATAAGGGACATTGAAAACGTTTATCTCCACCTCGTCCCCTCTTACAATTACCTCAATGCTTTTGTAAAGCTTTCCAGTATCTTTCCATGTTACCCTGTCAGTTGGTTGCCCTTTTGACTTCTTCATTCTTACGGTAAATGGTGTATAAGCTGGTCTTATTATCGATCCTTTACTGTCCTCCCCTTTATCGTACAATTGTGACTGCTGGTATTTTACGATAATTGGCTCATGACTTTTGAATGAATTGGACATGGATTCATGCACTACCTCTGGCAGCTTACGCACAAATTCACGAACGGTATTGAATCCTTTTTCCATTTTCACATAGTTCCATAGCTCACGCCTGTATTCATCGAGCAAGGTAAACATATTTTATTCACTGAACTGAATTCGAATTTTAAAGCTTTCAGGGCTTTCTCGTACTGCATTGGTATGTTTATATACCTTGTCTCCTTATCGCCTTCCAAATCCCTTGTTATCATCATTTTCAGTTGTTCCTCAACGAAATTTGTTTCCATTGAATACTGAATCTTCTTTAGGATTTTCATTAATACCTTCAGGTACAATGCATTTTTCAACATTCTTCTATTGTCACACCAGAAGTTAGTTAAATCACACGCCACTGTAATGTTGAAATTTAATCCCCAATTTGTATCATCTGTCTCAATTACTGCCTCTGGATCAAACATTGATAAGTCTCCTTGTACGCTTGCATTTGGTACATAGAACGCTTGCATGTTCACATACTTTGCTACTGAAGTGTATTTCCCTTGTTTAATTCCTCCGTCACATGATCCACAATAACCCGTTTTCCAGTTCAATTTATCGTACTTAATTGCATTTCCTACAACATCGTCTTGGTAATACCCCAAATAAAACGAACCTCCTGAAAGGTCTTGATCGTCTGCAAACATTTCCATGCCTATTGCCTCAATCCAGTTAAACTGTCCTCCTTGTGTCGATGTGTATTCCAGTATTGCAATTGCTTCATATTTTGTGGAATGGTACAAATACAATTTTAGGTTTGTTTGTGCCTCCGTCATTTGTAGCGCAATTCGATTTACAATAGCCTTCAATCCAATCTGTAACGTTGGTCTAAATCGAACCCCAACGAAACGACTTTCATTTACGATTGTATTTCCTCTCCAGCCTTCTGAATTGTATATGACATCATTTGTTACCAACTCCTTACCAACCTTACTGATCTCTTTTGCAATGGCAATATCCCCTAACATTTCCGTAATTGCTGAAGCTTCTACTTCTGTTAAATACGTTTCTAAATCTTGGTTTGCTGGTAATACTGATTTTATCAACGCCAAATTTAATGCAGGGTGCTTTTCCTCATTGTAATACTCGCCTGTTTCTGACGTTTTCAAACCTGCTGCAAGTGCTGGTATTTCATTTGTATCGTAATGGTCTTTCCATCCTATTAAATTCTTCAAGCATTCTTTCGCTTTTGTGCTATTGTACATGGCTTATAGTTTTTTTTTATTATACATAAAAAGCCACCCCCTGAAGAGTGGCTTTTACTGTTAAAGCTTCGATTCTTATTGATTAAGCTGTCAAGAACTCAAACTTTTTGATAACACCAGCTAGTGTTGTCGGGTCTGAGTTGTATGGAGTTACCAATGCCACATCGATTGAGAATTGCCAGTTTTCCACCATCGTTGCCTCAAGATGAGCCAAACCTGATTCTCCAGACAAATCGTCACATTTCGATTTGTATTGTACACCTACTTCAAAACCTAACTTATCAAAGAAAGTTTTTTCCCAACGTGTCCCGTCACCTGCTACGTTACCCATCATTGAATCAGCATTGATTCGTGTCATGATTCCGATTGAACCGTCAGACATACAGAATCCAGTTGCACGAACTGCTCCTTGTGTAATGTGGTTTGAAAAACGGAAATCATAACCGTCAAACTGATAAGTCAAGTTTTCATCATTCGATTGTCCTTGATTACCGTAATGCTTAACTGCTGGCTTCAATGTTGTGTGCCCTAATACCTTGAACGGCATTGAATAGAAATCATCACCCTCCATGATCGCCTCAAGATCGTTAAAAAACGTTTCTTGTTTCGCAACTGGAACTTGCAATGCGTTACCTACTAACAAATAGTCTGTACCTACACCAACCAAAGGTGATGCATATACTTCTGACTTCTCTGCATCAAGCTTAGTGTAAATCATTGATTCCACCGCTTTCGCCAATGTATTGTCTGCTAACAACAATTTCTTGTTCAAATCAGTCAAATAAGCAACTTCGTTATTCCAGTGCTCTGCTTTTCTCATTGAAATATCAACTACCAATGTTGTCCAGTTTACTGTCACCATTTCTGTTGTATTCTCAAGATTCGCAATCGTACATGAACGAGTGTTACTTACAGTTAAATTACCCATTTTGAAAACAGGAATCTTTAATGCTGTACCTTCAGAAATTAAAGCTTTCTTCTTTAATTCATCTGTAAGGATCGATTGTGGTGAGCTCGTCATTTCTCGAACTGCTGTTAACAATCCGTACTTGGTGAAACGCCACTCATCACGCTCGACAGGGTTAGGCAACTTTGCTCTAATTTCCTGTCTCAAAGTGTTAATTAAACTCATTTTTTTTGAGTATTAAAGGTTAAACATCAGAGTTATTGCAACTCCATTTTATCTACCTCGTATTCCTTGTATGCGCTATCAGAAAGTTCATTCCATTCTTTCGATCCCATTGGTACTGCTTGCGCTGAAAGTACCTTTTCAATCTCTCTTTGGAACTCCATTTTTGTACTGAATTTCGCCTTGTCAAGTACGAGCTTTGTTGTGGCGTTATCCCCTTCACCAACTTTTACAATAGGATTAGTAATCTTCGTCTCAGCGTTGCCTCCTGAACCGCTATTGCCTGACGAAAGTAAGTCTTTTAATTTTTCTGCCCAAATTTCTGACGAAGAAATTGGTTTAAATTCTCCATTCATCCATTGTGTACCATCTTCCTTAACGTAAACTACCTTACCGTCAACCATTTTAGCCTTGTCCAAAATAGTTCTTTCATGCTCCTTGATAATTGCATCAATCGCTACCTGTGGAATTGCATCATTGAATTTCAATCCAGAACGTCCAGTAGTAAGATCAGATACTACTTGAGCTTTGAAAAACTCAGTGTCCTTGCTTTTTACTGCTTCTGTCAATTCTTTCTCTTTCTCCTCCCACTTCGCCAATGCTTGTTCATAAGTTTCTTTCCAGTGCTTATTGAACTCTCCTGAATCCTGAAGTTTTTTCAATTCTTCTTGAAGCTCTTTGACTTTTTTGTCTTTATCATCGCCTCCAGTGTCCTTGACTTTTTTGTACTCTGCTAATAATTCCTTTACAAAATCATAGGTTTTTTGATCGCCTTTTTTGCGAACTCCTAAAACTTCCAGAATATCATCATCATAACGCTTGTGGATTTCAGAAACCTTTGCTTTGATCTCATCCTCCAATTTCATTTTTGCGAAGTTTTCAAGCACTTCCTTCCCTTCGTCTGTGTCTTTTGCAAATCCAACTAATCCTTTTCTGAATTCAGGATCGTTCTTTGCCTTTTCAATTACTTCTGCTAAAGTCATTTCTCTTTAATTATATCGAAGGGGGCTTTTACACCCCCGTCTGGTTACTTATTTTTTTCTTCAACTGCGTCAATAATGTCTGACAACTTCATTTCTTCAGTTATTTCTACTCCCAATTCTGCTGCCTGTTTTGTATAGTCAGTATAAGTTTCGAATGCAGCTTCTACCATGTTCTTGTTTGGCGTTCCTTCGATACCATCTAATGATCTCAAAATTGCCAATTTCTCATGATAAGTAAGTGCTTTTGCTGGTGCTCCCTCGTTTCCTCCTGCTGGTGCTGCTGGTGCTCCGTTTCCTGTTCCTGTTCCTGCCCCTTCTGATCCTTCTGCTGGTGCTTTCGTCTCAATTGTTGGATCATGCAAAATGAACATTTGATTGTAACCCAATCGCATCAAATTGTCTTTATTCAAACTAAAGGTGTTTTTATCAAACATCTGAATTTTTGAATCATGCTTCCAACCTGTCGGAGGCACTGGCGTTGAATTGATAATCATTACATGGTAAAGATGCGCTTCATCTTCACGAATTTCTTCAGGCAATTTGATACCTGAGAATTTACTTGTCTCTTTTTTAACTACCTCAAGCTTGTTGGGTGTCATTTTCTTTGATGTACTCATTTGCGTATAATTTAAATTGTTCTACGATATTCTTGTATTTGTCCCTTGGTTCTTTGTCCACACCAAAATTGACAATATTACCATTCTCCATTTCAAATCGGTTTACAAACATAATCAACTTTTCTGAAATAATTAATTCAACTTGAGAAATTAAACTTTTCTCATATTTAACTATTTTCTGCTCCATCGTTTGATGTGCGCATGGATCAATCATGTTTATGATCTTCAAACGTTCTATCTTGACTGGATTACCTTTGTACTTTGTATCGATCAACTGCAAATATATTTCATTGATCTCTGAAGCTGGCATTCCTGACTTTTTAGCCATGTCGTAACGTGTTTGAATATCGTCCTCAGAAATTAAATACCATTCCGTTCCAAAGTTTGCGTTTACCGTTACTGTTCCTTTTTTAGCAAGCATACTCGCTATTGTACTAACGATCCAGATATATACCTCATCTAGGTTTTTCTTTGTTCTTAGAAGTACGTTTGTTCTGCTTTCAAAAGAACCCATTACCTGCTTCTCATTGATTGCCTCTTTTGTTTGGGCTTGATCAATTCCAACAACTTTGTTTTTGATATGCTCCTCGATGTAATCAAGCTTCTCTTGAATATATTTTAGATTCTCGGTTGCTGGTGAAATGAACTTAAACTTACCTGCTGCACTGTCCTCTCCTTCATCAACTGCATCCAATAGGATTTTTGTGCCTACGCCAATTGTATTTGCTGCTTCACATTGTGGGCACTTCACCTTTCTACGCTCCTGCTCTCCTACAACTCCGTCAACGATTGTTGTTGGAATAATGTCACTGTAAATGAATCCTCCTTCACAATTATCGTTCTGGCATTTCCCTCTCATCATTTCCGTTACTGGAAATGGTGCATAATGATCTGTAAAGAATTTGAATATATCAAAGTATTGCCATTCCTTCAGCTTTGATACTACACTAGAAAGCGGTGCATTTCTTTTGAATTGTGACTTACTGTTTAACCGTTTTGTAACAAACATTCTTGCAGGACATTCCTCTAATCCATGCTTAATGCTTTTCTCCAGTGTGAAATTACCTTTGATCTCAGTTACTACATGGTACATTTCTTCATCGTACAATGCATATCGTTTGATCTCGTCCTCTCCTTCTGTTTTTTCAATAGAATGAATGAAGCAAATGTACTCAATGCTTACACCATCCTCACAAACCATAATATCATGAATTCTGTCATTATCAATTGCTATTGGGTACGGGTTTCCTTCCTCGTCCTTATCAATTACAATAACAGTGTTTGGTTTGTTTTTTAGTATTTCCTTGCCTTGATTTTCAATCCATGTTGAAACATCAATTTTGCCTAAAATTTGCTTTAACTTATCTCCACCGCTTTCCTTTACGGATTCCACGCTAAAGAATGAATTACCTGCATCAAATACCTTGTAAATATCACTCATAAGTGATTCAGTGATTGATACGGCACTCAATGGTAACTCAATATACTCTTCTACTCTGTTGGCTTTGTCTGCTGAAAGACGTTTCTTTAATGCGCTGCGAAATTCATCCCATGCTTTCTCGCTTTTCAATTCATCCAATTCCAGCTTTTCAGTTAAAAGGCGCAACCTTGATTCTTGATTGCGCCCTTCAATAACTTCACCGCTATTCTTCGGAGTTTTGACTACCTCTATTACTTGGTCGTTTAGAAATTTCATTGTCCTTAAATTGCCATTTTTTTGTATCCACGATCTCCCAACCGTTCCGTTTTTTCTCTGATTGAAGTCTTAAAAGATTCAAGGCATGTGGAAAGCCAAATTTCACTGGCTTTCCGTCACTACCTTTCTTCAATTCTATTGTCTTATTATCCGACATCTTACAGGTCGTAAAGCGGATTAAAGTCAGTTGGAACGTCCATTGTCAAATTCTCTGACCAACCTGCTCCCAAGTTGAATGACATAGAGAACATGTCCTTTGTTCCAAATCCTGAGTTCCCACGATCACTGAAGAAATAAGACTGGATACGGAAGCCTTTATTTCCTGCTGGTGTCCCTGCTATTTTGTACGATGCAATTCTGCCTCCTTCTAAGAAGAAATACACTTCAACATTTGGTTGACACATGAATTGCTTCAATGCCAATTCCTGTTCTGGTGTAATCGACTTAAATGTAGCCGTGAACTCTGACGGGTTAGTACCTGTGATTTCCTTCACTCCATTGAGTGTCGAATTGTCACCTCCACCTGTTGATACTGCGTCACCTGCTGCAATAGCTGGGTCTCCTCCGATCAATGGTGTAAAAACGATTTTGGTATTATCTACTGCGGTTTTACGAGCGTCCCAATCTGCTAACAACTTAATGTCTGCATCTGCTGTTGGAATACTTGTAGCTTGTCCCCAAGTAACATTACCTGCGATCACGAAAGCCAGACGTTGAATCTGTTTCATGTCAAACGCACAATCTACTGCTGGAATTTCTGACAGTACCGTGCTGGTTGGGCAATTACAATCCATTTTTTAATTTTTTTACTGTTTAAACTTTTATATTTTGTTCTTTGCCGTCACTTGGCTAACGATGCAAATATACTTTTTTTTCAACACATTTATTATTTCCAAGTTAAATCTCTGGTTGCTCAATTGGTTCTGATAAATAGCTGGTTATCGAATTGATCACCTTGTTATCTTCTTTTGTCAATTTCTCCCTGTCGAATTCCATTGATACAATCCTCAATAGGAACATTCTGAAGCCCTCTTCTGTTGCTACTGATTTGTTTAAGATTGAAGGTTTTAATTCCTCAACTTTTTTTCCCTGTCGAATCATTGCATCTTTTACTCCGATGTATGCAAACATGACCTCGCAAAAGTCACCATTCTGATCAACTCCTAATTTGCTGTGATTATAAACACTTTCCATTTTCCTTTATTTAAGTCCAAATACCAGCATTGCAGCGTCTCTGCCATGTTGGTTCGTTGGTTTGTTCCACTTGGTTAATACATTGAACCTCGAAGCATCCATTTTTGTTATCTGCTTTCTTGGTCTCACAAACATAGCATGAATATTATTCCTTTTCAAAAACTCCTCCCAAATTTGGCAATCTCTTTTTACTGATCCTGCTCCCTGTGCTTTCGCTCTGCTGGTTTTGAATTGTACCTGTCTGGCATCTTCAACAATGACTGTTTTTATTTCGTCTCTATGCTTCAGAACGATTTCCATTGCTTCTAATATGCTATGTGTTGAAATACTTTCAAAAGATCGCTCAGTACCGCTCCAAATGGCAACGCCTGTGTTTACTCCTGAATCAATTCCAATGTATTTTCTCATGGGTGCTAAATTACTGAAAATAAAAAAGACCAACGTTATGCTGGTCTTAATCTCATTGTCTTATTTTATTAACTTTTCCAACCTACCTCAATTGGAATATCAATGTACCTGTGAATCTGATTAAAGTAGTTTCCATTTGGATCGCTGGAGCGTATGGGTATCTTGTCACCGTCTCCGTCCTCGTATGGACTTAATTTACCAATGGCTGGCAGTAATGCAACAAACAAAATCCCTTCTGTTGTGTCACATACCAGTAAATGGTCAAATGCAATTTTTACGTTTTCCTCTTGATCGCATACAGTCATAGTATCAACTACGGCTAAATGCTTCTCTTTAAGAACGCACTCGGTTTTTGTGTCATTTGGAATTGCTAAACCAAACGACTGTAACGAGACTAATACAGTACACGTTAACATCAAAAGAACTATCTTTTTCATGCTTCAAATATATACATTTTTCAATTAGTTATATCAATCTTTTCAATTCGTCTTTCTCGGTGCTTATTTCTCCTTCAAAATGCTTTGTATCTAAACCGCATAATGTCAATGTGTATAAAACTCCATTTGGTGAAAATATAACCTCTGTTACCATTCTTGGTGTTTGTTCTGGATCGTGGATCAAATACACCATTTGGTAAAAATTTAATTTACATTCTAATTTCATTATTTCGTTTTATTGGTTGATACTTTTATTCACTTTGTTAAATATTTCTATTCATAAGATGTTCCGTTACTTGATTTCTTAATGAAGTAATAAAACACTGCATAACATAACACATCGACCATATCATCATGATCTCCATTGGGAAATGACATACATTGATCCAGAAACGTCTCATTCCACGCTCCATGTACTAATACCACTTTTCCACTGGCTAATGTTGGTTCAATATTTTCTACCCTGTTGAATTTCCCCAGCGCAACGACCTTGTTATTCACCGCCCTTGTATTGAATCCTCCATGCTCCACTTTTGACAGCATCGATTTTAACGGGTGTCCTGATGCTTTTAGTTCTATGAATACACTTGATTGTGCTTTGTAGTTTTGATTGACGGCATACCCTTTGAAATACTTCAGTAATTCATACAGTTCTTTTCTTATACCACTGCAATTGAAAATGTATAGTTTCCCGTCTGCTTTATTGAAATATCCTGATAATAGTCCCGTCTCATCGTTCTTGGTCTTATCTGTGAATGCTCCATCGATCCAGAAGTTCGGTGCAACGTCCGACATGTTGAATGGTAATTCATTCTCTTTCTTTATTTCAAACCATTCTTTCCTGATCTTGTTACCTCCCTGCGCTGTTGGTCTCTGTTGATCCAATGAGTTAAACCCTGTTGGATTTATCAATTTTCTCCTTTCATATTTCTCTGCTGCGTGCCTAGATTCCCACAAAGCTTCTCCGATCTCTCTTGGGTCTGCAATTTCAATTGCTTGCTTCAGTGGCGGTGTCGATTCCTTGAGTGCTGGAATAGCAATAACAGTCCATTCTGCTGCCTCTTTTGCATTGTAGTATTTACTCTTTGGGTTCAATATTCGTCCTGCAATATCGTCCTCGTGCCAACGTGTGAAAAGTAACAATTGCTTACTATCGTTGTGCATACGTGTCAAGAATACATCTTGATACCAATTCCATACCTTGTTTCGATATGTTTCTGAATTGGCTTCTTCTCTGTCCTTAAATGGATCATCCACAATTCCTAAATCAAGTGGCGTTCCTGTTAATCCACTACCTACACCAACCGACTTAAAAAATCCTCGGTGCTTTACAATCTCAAAGAAATGGTTGTTTCTTAATTCGCCTCCATGTTTAAGCGAATTGTCTCCCTTCAGTCTTGTCTCTGGAAATACATCGATATACCTCTCATCATCAATTATGTTCTGGCAGTCCCTATTGAATGAACTTGATAAATCTCCTGAATAGGACGCTACACCAATTTTCGCTTTTGGATTTCTCCCTAATACATACGCTGGAAAACGTCTTGAAGAAAGTTCTGATTTACCGTGTTGCGGTGGAATGAAGATCATTAGTTTCTTGATCTCTCCTGAATACAGTTTGTCCAAATATGCACACACCAGTTTATGAAACCACTGCATATCATAGTCTGGCTTTGTGTATAAAACAAAGTCCTGCATACTAGATTTAGCTGAATCAATTATCTTCAGCCTTGTCTCTTTGTATATTTTAAGAATCCTTTCCCTGCTGATCTCTGGAAGTGTCCCATTTTCCATCTTGCGCAATTTTATACAGTTTGGCAGCTTCAGCCATTAACTCCTCGTCTGACATTGTTCTAAGTTCACCGTTCTCATTGGTTATACTCAAACTATCTCCGTACCCTCTGTCCTTGGCTTTCGCTTTCAAGTGCGTAATAAGTGCTCCAAAATGCGGTTTAACGATCCATCCAACTAGCTTACCATCTGCATTGAGTTTTGGCACTCCATGCCTTAACAATTTCATTTTTTCCTCTGAATCGTCAATATCGTAAGCTCTTTTATCCTCGACCTTTTCATTGAATTCCTCATCATCCTCCATCCATCTGTAAAATTGCCTCCTTGATATTCCTACTGCTTCACATACCTTTCCTATGTGATAGTTCTTTCTTGGAAGCAATTCAATGATCAATGCCTTTTTATTGGCACGCTCCAATTCACGCTGCTCCTCAACGGTTAAACGCTTTACTGGTTGCTTTTTATTGGTGTTTGCAGCTTTTCGTTTACTCGAAGTCCCTTTTGTCTGTTTACGGTCGCTCATTTGACAAAAATATAAATTTTTGTGACGTTTGTGTCATTGAATTAATATTTCAATATCCTGAATACAGATTTCAAGAAATTAAAAAGGGAGCATTCGCTCCCCTTGGTTTGTTAAATTCTTAACTTTTCTGTTCCGTTTTCCGCTTTTCCAAGCCCCCAACTTCTGTCGATGTTGTTTTCTTTTTTCGCTTACTCTCCCCTCTGGTATAAACCTCTCCTGAATTCTATGGCTTCATACGGTACTTGTGTCCTTTGTATCTCCTGACCATTGTACTCTAGTGTTATCTCTACTCCTGTTGGTGTATAAAGATACTTGCCTACTGTTTTCCATTGGTTAAACCATGCCTCAACGGTTTTGTCCTCGCTTTCAAGCCTGAAGATTATATCCTCTAACTTAAATTCAAATCCTGCTTCAAGATTTTTCCTTATTTCACTTTCACTCATCGGTTTTCTGGATTTATAGCAAATGGTAACCTCCAAATACTGTTGTAAATATAATTAGAACCAATGCAATTACTGTTGCGACCAATGCAATTGCCAAAATTTCTTCTCCAGTCAATTCGTCCCCATCCTCTGTCGGTTGGTTTTTTTCAATCAAATCATTATCTCCCTGATAGCTCATCCTTCAATACATTATAGTGGTACAACTCCCAACCTACTTCAATGCCTCTTACCCTCTGTCTTATGTACATGGCTTCTAACATTAACGCTGGATTAAGTGGGTCTCCTGTTTGTAACGGTTGTATCACTGCCTTTATTTTTTGATCTACCTCGCTTGGTAATGGCAATGAAACAAATCCTAGTTCCAATATCTGCCTATGATGAATCGGTATATTGTCTCTCCAATCATCTGTGATTATTGGATTTTCCTTTTCTACACAAATTTCACATGTTTCTTCATGCTCCTTGTTCCATTCTGAGGCATCCACTCTGTCTCCGCATACCTTGCATGCAAATGTGTCTACACAATACGAACAGGGAGGGGCACTGTGGCAACTGCACCCCTCCTGATTACTACTTCTATTCATTTTTTCCTAAAGTGTTTTAGAATTGATAGTATAATTATGATCAATATAGTCATTGTACTACTTTTTAATAACTACAATACGGCTTTCTATCGTTGTTCCACTCTCCTTGAATGCACCAGCTTCTACCTTGTGCACTTCAGCTCCTACTTCATCAAGCCAATTTCTAAACTCAACCTGTTTCTTCTGGCTGCCAAATGTCCAACTTGGGGACATGATCGATACCATTACACCGTCTGGAGCTAACAATTCATACATCTTTTTAACATGATCGATGTCCTGATTCTTGGTAAATGGAGGGTTTGCAATGATCCAGTCAAATATGTGTGAATTCTGCAATACAAGAAAGTCCTTTTGTCCTGCCATAAGTATTTTGTCACCGTATTTTTCATTTAACATTTTACGGTTCAAATCCATTAATTCAACAACAAAAATGGTTGCATCCGATCCCAATTTTCTGTGAATAGCGTCAATAATAGCTCCCTGTCCTGCGCTTGGTTCAAGAATCTTATTTTGCCTTCCTTCTGAAAAGTATGTGCTTTTGGCAGTAATTTCCTTCTTGACCATTGCCAATTCTACCAGTTTATCCGCTAATCCTGCTGGAGTTGCAAAAAATTGAAACTCTTTTTTTAGGTTTCTTTTCTCTCCAGTTGCAATTTCCTGAAGTAATTCAGTTGGATCAGTCTGAAAAACAAAGCCAAACACCTTGCCTCCTTTCCATTTGCCCCCAATTAATTCGAGTGCTTTTGCTGTTTCTTGGTACAATTTACGATCCAATTGCCCTGCTGGTAACTTAACTACGTTACCCTCTACTGTACACGCTTGTAGTACTTGTTCTTTTGTATTCATACGCTTTGATTATTATAGGGGGCTTATTTCATCCCCCTTTGGTTTTACTTTAGTTTGCTGCCTGAATGAATGAAAGTCTTTTTGATACCCACAATGCATTCCCTGTGTGCTTTCTGCACCAACATTTCCAGAATGGAGACCAACGAAAGCCTGATTTCTTCAGCTCTTCAATGATATTTTGCTCTGGTTTGCTTTCGTGGAAAATTTTAATTCGATCATCCTCAATTGTCAAATATCCTCCATCGAACTGAATATCTTCAAAGCTCTCTTTTGTCTGGATTCTGTTTTTCATTACAGCGATCTTTTCCAGTGTTCTTTTGATCGTTGCATTATTGTTTGTTAATGCATAAGAAGGGAAAACAAACTGTCTGCCTCCTGTAACATAAGTGCCAAGTTCAACAACCATTTGATCAGGATATTCTTCAGCCTTAAATGTCTCAACTGCTTTCTTGATTCGATCCTCTTCAGTTGTAAGCTCTTTGTCTTTCCAGATTTTACGAAGGATAACATTCATTTCCTTCATCATTTCCTGCTGGTTTGTGATCTTGTCCAATCGCTCTTGAGCCAAATCCAACTCCTCTTCAGGTGACAATGTTCTTTGTCTGTTTACTGATTTAAAATACTTGTCTCTGAACTTAATGAAGTCCTCCATTCTTGCATGCTCACGGTTGTTTGCTTTCTCAGCTCTTCTAACATTGAAATTTGATCCTCCAGTGATTGCAGAACTTGCACAATTGGACTTTGCACTCATCCATGCTCTAAAATGAGTAAGGAATTTTTCTTTATAGTTACCTTGATTCTCTCCAAGGCTATCCAAATCCTCCTGAAGCATTGCAGAATATTCAGTTACAATCTGTGTTGCTCTTCTATCTGGACTAAATGAAACCCATCTGTGAGCATTGTAAACTAAATCCCACTCATTTTCTAACAACATTCCTTTTACATCTTCTTTTTTCATTGT